AAAAGATACCCACAAAAGAAACTACTACAAAAGAAACTATTACAAAAGAAAAAGAACTATATGTCGAGCAACCCCAAAAAAATCAAATTCCATACAAAAAAATCATCTCATATCTAAATCAAAAAACTGATAAAAATTTCCTACACACATCTAAAGAAACTCAAAATAAGATTAAAGCAAGATGGAATCAGGGATTTCGATTGGATGATTTTAAATATGTGATTGATGTTAAATCCCAAAAATGGCTTACAGACCCCAAAATGATAGATTTTCTCAGGCCGCAGACGCTTTTTGGTATAAAATTTGAGAGTTATCTGAACGAAAAGGCACATCCCCTACGTGGCAGGGTATCTGATAAGACCATACAGTCTATTGAAGCGTTAAACGCGTGGGAGCAGGAGGAAATTGAAAATGAAAAACAAATCAGCGTTTAAAAACTTTATGGCGGGTATAGGAGAGATGTTTGATAAACAGATAACCCCGATTCTCAGTAAAATTTACTGGAAAGCCCTTGAACCATTCACAAACGATCAATGTCAAAAAGCTTTTAATGAGATTATTTTATCCTCACGTTTTTTCCCAAAACCGGTTGATATTATTGAAGCTATTCAGGGCAGGCAGGAAAATCAATCTATTTTAGCCTGGATTAAGGTGATCAGGGCGATCAGAAATGTAGGTGCCTATCAGAGCGTCAAGTTTGACGATCCGATTATTCACTCTGTGATTGAGGTAATGGGTGGATGGCCTGCTTTATGCTCTGGTAGTGCTGATGACGAAAAATGGAAACAAAAAGAATTTGAACGATTATATTGCACGATGTCGAATTTGGAAAATCATGTGAAATATTTACCGGGGATAGTAGAGCGAGAAAATAGTGTGAACGGAAAAATTGAATACACACCGGAGCCGCCGGTTTTAATCGGGGAATTTAAAAAACCTTTACGGCTACTAAAGAAGGCAGGTGAAAGATGACCGGATTTTTCATAGGAATGGCAATAGGTTTAATTACAGGCATAACAATAACAGGCTGGCTGATTATTATTAAGCACGATCATAAGGAAATAGAATGAAAAAGCTGAAACTAAAACCACCACCCTGCCCGAGTGAATATGTAGAACAGGCAGCTATTTTCAGTAGAGCTCAAGTTTATTGTAAAAAATATCCGGAATTAAAATTCCTTAATGGGTCGCTCAATGGTGTACGTCTGACGATAGGCCAAGCTGTGAAATGTAAAAAGATTGGGATGCGGAAAGGCTACCCGGATATATTTCTGCCTGTTCGGCGCGGACTATGCAGCGGTTTGTTTATCGAACTCAAGCGGGTGAGAGGGGGCCAGATCAGCAAGGAGCAGCGAGCGTGGCGGAAGTTTCTCATCAGCCAGGGCTATCAGCATTATTTTTGTAAAGGCGCTGATGAGGCGTGGAGGGTTATTCTGGAGTATTTATGTTATGCCTGAACGAATCGAAGGATTAAAAAATATAGCAGCATTCTTTGGCTGGTCTTTGACGAAAATAAAGCGCCGGAAGAAAGAAATGTTGAAATCCGGCGCTGTTTATTATGATTTTGTCGGACGCCCGCCACGCAAGACCTGCTGTGCGTTTACGTCACAATTAATATCCTACCAGGTAAAAAAATCCAAAAAAAATGACGGCAATCTATAATTGGATATTGACAGTTATCATGGGGTATGATAAACCAAAATATCCCCGTTCCCGGATTCCATTAAAACAAGGATTGAAACGAAATTTTTTAACAAAATTTTTTCGTTCCGGGAACGGGTTTTCTGGTCTGTCTAACCGTTTAATTTTTTCAAAATGTTGTCGATAATATCTATACTATCCCGGTAGTTTTCATTCCTTTTCTTGATCGCGTCGAGAAAGAAAGATAACGCGTATGGAAGGTGGGAGCCGAATGCCCGGATGGATTGCATTGACGGATAATATAGTTCTTCCCACTCCCAACCGTTGGCTTCGTTGTATTCTCCGATTTGCAATTCAACATATGCATCATTCTGAAAAATCAAGGCTAATCGAACTTTATAGGATATTTCATATCCGTTTCCGTTATCCTCCGTCCATGATCTCAGTTTGTACGACATTTGCGTTTCGCTCATATCCGGGATTTCTTTCAATTCATCATTGAGCTTTTTTATAATCTCATTGTATGACTTTTTCAACCAAGTTCGCTTGTACTCGAGCTTTTTTCCTTCCTGAATTATCAGGTCCAATACTTTCTTTTCCATGATTTTCTCCTTTCGGTCTTGTTCGTTATGTGTTATTGTTTTTCGGGCTCCGGTCGGGATGTGGCAACATCCCAGGGCTATTTTCTCCGGCCCGGTCACCGGAGCCTATACCTTCCTGATCTTGATCCAGCGCCCTTCGGCGTGAAACTGCAGCATGGTATCCAAGCCGATGAAAAGATTGTCAAAATGGGCAGTATTGACTCCATCTGATATCTCATACATCTGATCCGATCCAAACTGATCCATGAATCCAAGAATCGCAGAGCGCATGTCAATATCGTTTTCAGCGCAGGCAACCTTGAATTTGCGAAAAATCTCCGGGTCAATATTCTTGATCGTCGTTGATTTCATTGATTTGATTTTTTTCACCCCCTTTCGATATCATGATTGTTAATATTGATAATATATATAATATAGATTGTCAAGCATTATTTTTAAAGAATATCAAGAAAAAGATTAAATAATAGATAACCCATTAAAATAATGAAAGATAAAAACTATGAAAAAAAATAAATGAAAAAAATAAAAAAGATGAAAAAAGCCCTTTCTGATGGCCCTTTCTGATGGCCCTTTCTGATGGCCCTTTCTGATGGCCCTTTGACAGACTTTTTTTTCAATTATATTACGAGATATGGCGAAGCGTGTCTCAAAAAAGAAAAAAGGTCTTACCCCGAAACAAGCGCTGTTTGTGAAAGAGTATATTGTTGATTTTAATGCGACACGGGCAGCCAAAGCCGCAGGATATTCCCCCAAAACAGCATTCACAATCGGTGTTGAAAACCTTAAAAAACCATTAATTCAAGCACTTCTGGCTAAAGAGATAAAAAAACGGGCAGATAGGATTGAAATCACACAGGACAGAGTTCTTACAGAATACGCGAAACTGGCCTTTCTTGACCCCCGAAAATTCTACAAGAAAAATGGCGATTTAATCCCCATTCACGAACTTCCCGCCGAAGTAGCTGCTGCACTAACAGGTATGGATGTACAAACTATATTCACCAAAGACGGCGATATGATGGGCGATTTAAAAAAGATCAAGTTTGCCGACAAAAAACCTGCTCTTGACAGTGTTGCAAAGCATTTAGGTATGTTTATCGAGAGGCACGAGCTTACAGGTAAGGACGGTATGGCGTTATTCCCTGATCTATCAGATGCGGATTTAGACGCCAGAATAGCAGCTATTTTAAATACTAAAGCTTCACAGGCGGCGGGCGACAATAGTGAATAGACAGCAAAAAATAGAACTCCTTAACCTGCTCAATGAAAGAGAGCGCAGATACAGGCGGACAAGAATACACCGCATGTATCCAGAGGCAGGGCCGCTCAGACGGGAGCTGTATATTCCACATTGTCAATTTTTCGAGGCTGGCGCTAAATATCGAGAGCGAGCAATAATAAGCGCCAACAGGGTAGGCAAGACCGAGGGCGTCGGTGGATATGAGCTTACACTCCATCTGACCGGTGATTATCCTGGCTGGTGGGCAGGGAAAAGATTCACAAAACCTATCAAGGCATGGGCGGCAGGTGACACATCGCAGACCGTCCGAGATATTATTCAGACGAAACTGCTCGGACCTCCTGGAGAATACGGTATTGGTCTTATTCCAGGCGACTTAATAGTCAACACAAAAAATAAAGCAGGCAGCGTACCAGATACAGTCGAGTCAATAGCCGTCAAGCATGTGTCCGGCGGAACATCACATCTCGGCTTAAAGTGTCACCCAGCAGGAGAACGAATTTTAACTAAGGCTGGAGCATGGGCAAACATTGAAGAGATTAAAATAGGAGATGGGGTTGTTTTAGCCGATGGGAAGATTGGTATAGTAACGCAAACACATTCCTATGCTGATGCTGATGTGATTGAGATACAAGCGGAAGGTGGCAGGTTGCGAGTTACGCCTAACCACAAAGTGTTTAGAGGAGATGGACGAGTTGTGGATGCGGGTGATTTACAAATTGGAGATATTCTATCCCTTACGCCTTCATTAGGCATAGAGAAAACTGGCATAGTAGACAACAACAAGGAAGACTGGCTGATAATTATGACTGCCGTTATGATTGGGGATGGATGCACCAGGGGTAAAACTCCGTTCTTTACATGTAACGACCCTGAGCAAGTTGATGAATTAAGAAAATGTCTGCCAGATGATTTAACCATTGAACGAATGCGCAATACTATTACATATAAAATTTCAAGCAATACCCCCAATCACAACAAATTGACAAAAAGCCTTAGAAGGGATGGATTGTGGAACAAACTGTCTAAACATAAATATATTCCTGACTGGGTATTTGGATTATCGGCAAAGCAAAAAAAGACATTTCTTTTTTGGTTGTGGTCGTGTGATGGCACAATTAACAACAAAAGGGCTTCATATACGTCTGCTTCATATAGGCTGGCGGAGGATGTGGTATTATTATTACGTAGTGTAAATATTTATGCAAATATACGAAGCCGTAAGGTCAAACTCAACGGGAAACATTTTAATAGCCATACGATAAACTTGCATGGTGAAAATCGAGTGCTGTTTACAGAAATAGGTAAATTTAACAGAGACTGCACGTGCAACATAAAACCTCGTCCTAAATATAAGATAGGAGAGATATTCCAAATAACCAAAATCGGAAAACACAATGTATTTGGGATAGGTGTAGAAGGTTGCCATGAATATATTTCCGGTGGATTTAGAGTAGGTAATTCGTACGACCAGAAAAGAAAATCGTTTCAGGGAACAGAGCAGGATGTAATTTGGTTAGATGAAGAGTGTGATCTGGGTATTTATGCCGAATGCTTGCTCCGCACAATGACTACTAATGGGCTGGTAATGTGTACGTTTACGCCGTTGTTAGGGCTCTCCGAAACAGTTTTATCGTTTATGCCGGGCGGAAAAATTCCTGAAGATTTTTCTAAAACCGGCAAATATGTTGTTAATGCCACATGGGATGACGCCCCTCACCTGACCGAGCAGCAAAAAACAGAATTACTTACTTCAATACCCCCATATCAACGAGACGCACGCTCCAAAGGTATCCCGCAGTTAGGCGCTGGTGCCATCTATCCAATCGCAGAAGACGATATTACCATTGAACCGTTTGAAATACCTCCGTCGTGGCCAAAATGCTATGCCTTAGATGTTGGATGGAACCGGACAGCGGCCCTGTGGGGAGCATGGGATCAGCAATCAGATGTGGTTTATCTGTTTTCAGAACATTACAGAGGAGAAGCAGAACCAATAATTCATGCCGAAGGGATTAAGGCCAGAGGGGAGTGGATTCCAGGTGTTATTGATCCGGCTGCACGGGGGCGGAGTCAGAAGGACGGAACACGATTAGTCGATGAATACATTGCATTAGGACTGCACCTTAGCTACGCAGACAATTCGGTTGAATCCGGATTGTTAAATGTATGGCAAAGGTTTTCGACAGGCAAGCTCAAGGTTTTTAATTCACTGCGCAATTTTTTAGCGGAATATCGAATTTACCGGAGAGACGAAAAAGGTAAGATCGTTAAAGAAAATGATCACTTAATGGATGACGTTAGGTATCTTTGTATGAGCGGACTGAGTATATCAACCACAGCACCGCCGGAAAATTATCAGATTTGGGATTCCGACAGGCAATCCCAGACCGACACCGTGGACAATGTGACAGGGTATTAATTGATGATGGAAAACGAGCTAATCAATAACGAGCAATATTTAGAGCCACAGCAACCGACACCAGAGCAAATAGTCGAACAGCAGGCTATTGAGCAGCAACAGGCGGAACAGGCTGCTGAAGAGCAGCAAATTTTGTCTATGTTTGACCAGCTCGAAGCACGCCATGCTATGACTAATATAGCCGAAGACCTTGAGCAGGACGTGATAGATACCATAGCGGCTAAAGTCGTTGACGACTACAATACTGATAAGGATTCCAGGGCGACATGGGAGAGATCGAACGCTGAAATTCTAAAACTGGCAAAACTTGAGATTAAAAAGAAGACTTATGCCGGAGAGCAAGTTGCGAATGTAAAATATCCTATCATTACAAATGCCGCTATCCAGTTCGCTGCCAGGGCATACCCGGAAATAATTAAGGGCACGGATGTCGTCAAGCCTAAGATTATAGGCCAAGACCCTGACGGTAAGAAAGCAGAGCGAAGCAAACGAATCTGCGATCACATGTCATATCAACTCCTAAATGACATGCCGGATTGGGAGGACGGGGTTGACCAGTTGCTGTTTACTCTACCCGCTGTCGGGTGTGCGTTCAAAAAAACCTATTACAGCACTATTGAAAACCGCAATGTTTCCGAGATGGTTTTTGCCGATGACTTGGTAGTTCATTACTACGCTCAATCACTCGAAAAAGCCTCCAGGATTACACACGAAATCGAACTGACTCGAAATGAAATTGTTGAGAGAATCAGGAGTGGTGTTTATCTCGATTTTGACGTTGAGGAGCTTGGCCTTGCATCCGGTGAGGAACGTGAACAGGTCGATGAAGACACGCCGCATATATTCCTTGAGCAGCACAGGTGGTATGATCTCGACAAAGACGGCTATCAGGAGCCGTACATCATTACTGTCCACAAAGCCACCCAAAAATTAGTCAGGATATCCGCACGGTTTGAGCTTAAGGGAGTTGAGGCCAATGAAAAAGGCGAGATAATCAGGATAAAACCGACACATTATTTCACTCGTTTCCTTTTTATGCCGGCATTTGACGGCAGTTTTTACGGCATGGGGTTTGGTATTCTTCTACATTCTATCAATTCAGCCTCTAACACAGCGCTCAATCAATTATTAGATGCGGGGACACTATCTAACCGGCAAAGCGGTTTTCTCGGCCGTGGTATTCAATTGGGCCGTGGCGCAAGCCTGAAATTTCAGTCCGGCGAGTGGAAGCCAGTGCAGACAACAGGCGATGATCTGCGAAAAAACATTGTGCCGTTGCCCACGAAAGAACCTTCTCCCACCTTATTCCAACTCTTAGGCTTGCTCGTTGACGTCGGCAAAGAGACATCTGGTATGACAGAAGTTTTATCAGGACAGAGTCCAGGTCCGAATGTGCCTGCGACAACAACGCTTGCCCTGATCGAGCAGGGTTTGCAGGTATATTCAGCAATTCACAAGCGGATTCACAGGTCGTTATATCGGGAGTTTCAAAAGATCAGACGCCTTAACGTGCTGTATTTGTCAGATGAGGCATATGCTAACGTACTGGATAACCCGGAAGCAATCAGACATCAGGATTATGACAACTCTGATATGGACATTATCCCCGTGTCAGACCCAAACGCTACAACCAACATGCAACGCATCATGAAGGCCAAGGCGTTGCTTGAAATGAAAGGCCAAGGTCTGAATGACCAGGAAATTAATAAGCGATATCTCGAAGCGCTGCAAATCGAAAATATTGACGCTCTCATCCCGAAGGAAGACCAGCCGGATCCAATTTTAGAATTAGAAATACAGGCTAAGCAATCTGAGATTGAAAAAACAGTGGCAGAGATAAGGAAGACCGCTGCTGAAGCAGAGTTGGTGTTAGAGAAGATAGTGTCTGAGAGGGTTTTACAGGAAGTTAAGAAACTGGGAACGAATTTTGACGCTGAGAAGCTGAAACTGGAAAAAGCGAAGATCTTGGCGGCCATTGAAGACAGGGAAAGGCAAGCGAATATTAATAAAACCTCTGAGTTTAAGGGTAAGGCTGCTGAAACTAATGTGCAGGGGCCGTATACGGAAAGGGGGTTGGTGTCAAATAATGCGAATCCCTAAATCCCTAAAAATTGGCGGCCATCAATACGAAGTTGTTTTTCCGTATGTTTTTACAGAACGGTTTGATCGGGTCGGGGATATTGATTACTCGAAAAAAATTATCAGGGTTGCTGAAGAGTACGGGAACGAACCAAGAAAAGCATCTGCTATTATAGTGACGTTAATCCATGAAGTTTTGCATGGGATAGACGATATAACGGGGCACAATATGTTTGATGGCAAAGAAGGTTATGTAGAAGCTTTGTCTGAAGGCATTTATCAGGTGTTGGTGGATAATAATTTAAAGGATGTTTTATAAATGAGCATGACTAAAGAAGCTTTTGAAGAATGGAAATCCAACCCTACTACTATCGAGATATATAAAATACTTGGGGATCTCAAAAAGTCGCTGCAAGACAACCTCGCCAATGGACAAACATTATGTTCAACCGCAGATGCAACGATGGGGAGCACGGCAAGGATGATTGGGAACATAGAGGGTCTCAATCAGCTTTTAAATATTAGCTTTGAGGACGAAGAAAAGGAGGATGGAATTGGGACAGAATAAATCAGGCATAAAGCCGACCGGGCATCATGTATTAGTTCTACCAGACAAGGTCGAAGAAAAGACATCGGGGGGAATATATTTAGCCCCGCAAGCCAGAGAGGACGAGCAGAGGGCGTCAACGAAAGGCGTTTTAGTTGCTATCGGACCAACGGCATGGCAAGAATTCGCAGACGGGAAACCGTGGGCGCAGACAGGCAATTATGTGCTCTATGCCAGATATGGCGGCATTAATATGCCGGGCGAAGACGGGGAAGATTATGTTTTACTAAATGATCAGGATATTCTGGCGGTGCTGGCAAAATGACTGAAACCGAAACACAAACAATTAAAGCGTTAATACGAGGATATGGTGAATAGACAACGCCATTAATCCAAGCGAGGCTTTTTGTATTTTGTAACCGAGAATAGGCGCAGAGCCTGAAAGGATGGGAGTTATGCCAGAAGAAGAAATAATAATAGAAGGAGAAAAAGAAGAAGCCGCCGGCAACAACAAAGAGGTTGGCGAAGAGAACGCCGGAGAAGGAGCTAAAGAAGGAGGCGATGTGGAAGCCCTTGCGAAGGAGATGGGGTGGAGACCGAAGGAGGATTTTGCTGGTGATGAGACTGATTTTGTAAATGCCAAAACCTATATTCGCAAAGGGCAGGATATACAGGACAGTATGCGGAAATCCCTCAAAAGCCAAAAGCAGCAACTGTCAGACATGACCGACAGTATAGCAGAATTGAAAGCCCATAACGAAAGAGTTTACAAAGCCGAGGTTGCTAACCTGAAAAAAGAATTAATATCTCTAAAGACTCAGAAAAAAGTGGCTATCGAGGACGGGGACGTCGAAAAGGTTAATGAAATTGATGAACAGATTGATGCTGTAAAAGGCTCAATCAAAGAGCCAGAGCCGGTTAAAAAAACTGCTAAAACGCAAAGCCAGGGAGAATCATCAACACCTGAATTTGACGTATGGGTTAAACAAAATCCCTGGTACATCACTGATGATGAAATGGGGCAATATGCTGACACCATCGCAACCGAAAACAAAGGCCTGTCGTTCAAGCGAATCGCTAATATGGTTGATAAAAAAGTTAAAGAAGCTTTCCCCGAGAAATTCTCCGAACAAAAGAATGTGAATGTAAATCGTGTTGAAGGCTCTGCGCGGCGGGGATCATCTTCTGGAAAACTTACTGAAGCCGATCTAACGAGTAGCCAGAAAAGCATAATGAATCAGTTTGTTCGTCAGGGAATAATGACCAAAAACCAATATATAGAGGATATTGCCAAAGTGGCAGGAGGTGCAGCATGAGCGAGAAGAACAAACCAGAGACAAAAGAAGCCGTAGAGAAAAAAAGACCGGAAAGAGTTCCGCTTGGCACTCGTAATGTGCTTACAGCCCCGAAACGTCCTGGCTATGTTCGCAGGTTTGTGAATGATGAGCCGGGCAGAATCCAGCAGTTTGAAGCGGCTGGATATTCGGTCGTTAAAGAAGATGTTCAGGTAGGAGATCCCAAGGCTGGGAAAAATCTTAAACCTGGCAGTGGAGTGTCGCTCCCAGTGGGCGGTGGAACAGATGCAGTTTTGATGGAGATCAAAGAGGAATTTTACAAAGAAGATCAAAAAGCCAAACAAGACAGAATTTTAATGTCGGAAAATGACATGAAACGCAAGTTAAATACAAAAACCGAGGGTATGTATGGTGGTGTTAAAATTACATAGCCTCAGTTTATATATGAGGTGAAATCATGGCAAACGTAGATAGAATCTGCGGGTTTAAGCCTGTCGGACATTTAAACGGAAATCCGTGGAACGGCAAGGCAAGGATGTATTATATCCCTGCCACTGACGCCACGGCGGTTTTCATCGGCGATGCTGTTAAGTCTGCCGGCAGCGCTGATAGCACTGGTAAGTATCCAACAGTAACACAGGCAGCAGCAGACGAAACAATCAGGGGCGTTGTGGTTGGTTTTTGCGATCAGCCTTTCGTGGCACTCGATACCACAAACCTTAACAGGGCATACAGGCCTGCAAGTACGGCCATGTACTGTCTCGTTGTGGATGACCCTGATGTTATCTTCGAGATTCAGGAAGATAATGCCAGCAACGACATGGACGCGGATATGGTAGGCCTGTCCACCGATATCGCAGTTGGCTCTGGGGATACTTCATCCGGTAAATCCGGGATGGAGCTGGATTCCAGCGATACTGCAACGGCGGGAGGCCAGTGTAAAATTCTCGGAGTGTCAAACAAAGAGGATAATGCGCTTGGAGCTCACTGTAAATGGGATGTTCTTATTATCGAGCACGAGATGAGATCGTCCACTGACGTATAGGAAAGGAGGTAATGTATCATGGGTGTTATAACTACTGGTAATTTTGCAAAAGACCTCGTTCCTGGCGTTCGGGCGTGGTACCAGACAAAATACAAAGAATATCCGATTGAGTATCTGGATATTTTCGAGAAAAACGTTTCGACAAGGGCATTTGAGGAAGAAATTGGAGTAACCGGGTTTGGTCTTGCTCAAATAAAAACTGAAAACGACGGCATATCTTTTACCGATACCGAACAGGGATATGTGAACAGATATACTCATGTAACATACGGGCTTGGTTTTATCATCACCCGTGAAATGCATGAGGACGGTATTTCTGTGACCGTAGCCCTGAGACGCGCAAGCGCTCTGGCTTTTTCAATCCGACAAACAAAAGAGCTGATCGGAGCAAATATTCTCAACCGCGCCTTTAACTCATCTTACACGATGGGCTCGAACAGCGACGGCAAAGAGCTTTGCGCTACTGATCATCCGAACAAGTCTGGTGGTACTTGGCGCAATGAGCTTGCGACTCCCGCTGATTTGAGCGAAGCAGCTCTTGAGCAGGCATGTATTGATATCGGAGCGTTCACAACTGACAAGGGTTTAACGATTGCGATTAGGCCGATGAAGCTCGTCATTCCGACTGCATTAGAGTTCGATGCATACCGGATACTGAAGTCTATTGGCCGTGTTGATACCGCGAACAACGACATCAATGCTATCCGCGCTTCAAACAAGATTCCGCAGGGCGTGAAGGTTAATCATTACCTGACCGATGCCGACGCGTGGTTCCTGAAGACTGACTGTCCCGATGGGCTGAAGTATATGGAGCGGAGAGCTGACAATTTTGGTACCGAGAATGATTTCGATACTGAAAATGCCAAATTTAAGGCAACTTTCCGTGGGAGTTTCGGATGGTCAGATGCCAGAGGTGTCTACGGAAGTCCGGGCGGTTGATAATTTTTTAATCAATAACCAGCTTCGCTCCTGAAAGAACGGAGCTGGTTTTTCCCGAACTATGGGGAATTCAAAGTGACTCTAAAAGAGTCCATAGGAGGAATTGAAATGCCAATAAGTAATTATCCAAACGGTTTTGCTCAAGGCGTAGCCATACAGGGCTTGCCGATTTTAAACACTTACGGCGGTAATGTATTCTGGGTTGACTCCAATAAAGGAGCTGATACCGGCAAAGGAACTCATAACCAGCCATTTGAGACGATAGATTATACCGTTGGCCGATGTACTGCTGATAACGGCGATATAATCATAGCGAAGGCCGGTCATGTTGAAACTGTAACTGCTGCCGCGGGTCTCGCCTTAGACGTTGCCGGAATCACAATCATCTTCCTTGGTTCAGGAGCAAACAAGGCTTATGTGACGTTCACTACCGTTGTTGGCGCTGATATGGACGTGGACGCTGCGAGTGTCACGCTGATTAACCCGAAGTTCGTAGCAGGTATTGACGCTTTAACTGGGCCGATTGATATCAATGCCGCTGATTTTACTATCATCAATGGCGAGTATCACGATGCCGCAGGTATTGAAACCACGGATTGTATGGTCGGCGTTGGCACCGCTACCAGGCTTTCCATTGATGGCTGGAAGTATTTTAAGTCTGACGAAGCGGGCACACAGAAACAATCTCATTTCCAATTTGACGGGCTTGATGATCTGACCTTGCGAAATATTCATGTAGAAGGTGATTTTGATGTTGGCATCATTGAAATTGCTGGAACCGATGAATGTTTACGCATGACAATGGAAGATCACTTCCTGAAAAACACCGATCCTGGCAATGCCCCTTGCGCAACGCTTGATACTGCATGTTCAGGATGGGCAAGACGTCTGAATTGGCGTAATGCAAACGGTACGGTAGTTGATAATGTTGCAGATATCAATTGGGCGCCGGATGCTCTTGGGTACACCACAGACGGTTATAGTGGTGATCCTATCGGAACGGCGGCTACCAGCGGCGTCGAAGGCAAGGTTGATACGCTTGCGGCTGTTTTATCTGGGGCAGCCGGTATTGCGGCGTTTCCAGCCGCAGAGCCAGCCGCTAACGGTATTTCGATTGCAGAGGTTGTCAGATACATATCTGAACTTCAAATACCAAGAATAGTACCGAAGTCCACGGGGGATTTAACAGGGGCCGCTGCTACAACCACGCTGTTCACAGTAACAGGGGATGTGCTTTGCAGGGTAGGTGCTACCGTTAATGTTGCTGTCACAAAAGCGGCAACCGCTGCCCCAACCCTCGAAGTTGGAGTTGTCGGCAATACTGCGGCGTTGTGTGTGCAGGACGCTGTTGACGATACAGCGTTTGCTGTTGGTAATTCATGGTCGCTTTCAACTGCGGCGGATGCCAATGCCGCAAAAATGGATGCCGATTGGGTCCTTATCGGAAACGATGTGGATATTGGGTTAAAGCACACAGGCGTTAACCTCACCGCTGGAGATATTGATTTTTATTGCCAGTACATACCATTAACCGCTGGTGCAAGCGTTGTTGCAGCTTAGTCTTTCTTTCCCTTTCCTTAAAAAGATTGGGGGATAAAAAAGGAGAACAATTTGCAATTTGATATAATTACTCCGATTCAAGGATTGTTTAAACAAGGACATCTTTGGATTAATAAAGACGGATTAATTGAGACCAAGATGGTATTCCCATACAACTCCCCCTGGATTTTTGTAAATCCTGCCAAAGACCGGGATTGTGGTTTTTGGAGTAAGATCATGTTCAATTGTTACAAGATTATTCCGATGGGTTGCATGAAATGCTGGAAGTTAGCCGCTAAACCAAGGAATCTCGATGAAGCTTTTAAAATGTTAACCTTGCAGAGAAAGCTTGGATTACCTTCCAAAACAGGGATGGAACAAAGAGATTATTCCGGTAATTTGGGTGGGTGGGCTTCAATTTGGCATTGTTCCCTTGACTATGGCCTAAAGGAAGCAAAAGAACAATATAGTTTGGTTAAAGAGAAAATCCAAGAAGAAGTTGGTGATCTTCCTTTAATTTTAAAGAAGGGTTGCACCGCGATGGAAAAAGTAATGGGACCTTCGGACAAATGGCAAACCACAGAAGATTGGAGGATTAAAGAGAATTTGATCGAAGAGGCTTTTGCCCCTTGGCCGATTTTTTCTCCGCCAAAATACCTTGAACCTTACGTTATAAAAACATGGATAGAGCAAGCAGCGGCACACGGGGACTCAACATATTTGAAATATTGTGAAAAACCGATAGTGACACCGATAGTTACTTACAATTAAATAAATCTCCATGAAAGCGCCCTCAGCATAGGGCAGGGGGCGTTTGAATGGCCAAACGCTTTCAAAGGAGAAATAAAATGTCCACTCCACAACGTTATTCAAACGGCGTAGTAAACCGCGCCTCGTCAGACCCGATGGGTCAATTGCTTTTCCCCGACCCAACATTATGCCATGTCTTTTTTGACGATTTTAACAAATATACAGCAGCCGATTGGGTAGTAACTACCACGGAAGCAGGTGCAGGCGATGCAACTGAAGCAGTTCAGGATGCTGATGGTGGCGTTCTTTTACTGACTAATGACGCTGCGGATGACGATCTGGATTTTCTGCAACTTGCCAAAGAAATATTTGCATTAGAATCCGGGAAAAAAGCATGGTTTAAATGCCGCTGTAAGGTTTCTGACGCAACACAATCTGATTTTATTATCGGGATAACCGACAGGGACACAACCCCGCTTAGTGCATCTGACGGAATTTTTTTCCAGAAAGACGATGGCGATACCAACCTGGATTTCCATGTTGCCAAAGCGGATAGCACTTCTTCGGCTTCGACAATAGCAACTGTGGCTGACGATACCTATCTAACACTGGCGTTCTATTATGACGGGAAGGATACAATCGAATATTGGGTCAACGGCACAAAGGAAGGTACGCTTGCGGCTGATACGCTTCCGACTACGGAGCTGACCATTACTTTCGGGATAATGAACGGGGAAGCTGTGGCTAAAACAATGTCGATTGATTATATATTCGTGGCCAAAGAAAGGTAGGAGAGGAGGACTCATTATGGCTTTAACAACAAATACTACTTGGGTGCACCCTCCGAATTGGGATGGAAACCCACCTGAAAACGGCGGATGGAAAAGAATTATCCTTCACCTGACAGGTCGGTGTGAAACATCGGGCGATGAAGAGGTTGATGTGGTTAAGCTTGATATTTCAGAGCTTAGAAAAATTGACGGAGTAGCTCCAGACAGAACCGTTGTTGAAAAAATAGAGTGGGATATCAGCGGACTCAATAATATTCTTTTAGAATGGGATAGAGCTCCGGATGCCACAATCGCCGTTCTTTCGGGCAGGGGCAAAAGTGAACACGATATCACAGATCAAGGCGATGATCTTACTGGTGATATTCTTCTTACTACAGATGGAGTCACAGACGGGTCCAGCTATGATATTTTTCTTACGGTTCGATTAAAATAAAAGGTTGGTGATTATGGCTTACAAGCCAGGTGATCATTATGTGATTTGTGACCAGTGTGGGTTCCGCAGGCTTGCGAGCGAATGCAGGATGCAATGGGATGGTCTTTTTGTCTGTGCTGATACCTGCTACGACGAAAAACATCCGCAATATAAAGAGCCTACAGGCCTGCATGAAAAACAGACTGTAAAAATTAAGCGTCCTGAAAAAGATCCGATTTATTTGGAATATCCTTACAACGAATTGAAGTGAGGTGTTTGAATGGCAACATTAGCAAAGCTTAAGGCGCGTGTAATAGAAATTACCGATGGTGCAGTCTTTGCAGATTCAGTAACAGCAGACCTGAATCTTAGCGTGTCTGAAATAGCTGGCGGTGTGTTATCCTCCCTGGGTAATTATCTTACCCCTCCCTTGCCTGATCTTTTTGCAATAGACACAATTGAGACATCGACTTTACTTGCCTATGTTTCAATGCCTGCAACTTTTCAAAGATCACTTCAATTCGTGTCAAATAGCGATGGAAGGAAAATTAAGATTTATAACTCTATGATTGAATTTGCTGAGGATTATCCTCTTATGGATGGATCGGGCGCAGTTGAAGCAGTGGTTGAGCAAGGTGGAAATCTTTATTATCAGAAAATCCCCACAGTAGCAGAAACGTTGACCCTCCACTTTTTCAGGTTACCAGTTGATATGTCAAAGGACGATGAAACACCCGACGGGATTCCTTCGCATTTAGCCGAATCATTGCTTGTTAATTCCGTGTGTAAAAAAATATTCCAATTGCGAGAAGGAGAGGATAGCTCTAAGAAAATTATATGGCACACAGAGTTGCTTACCCAAGCGTTACGAGTATTAGAAATGACTATTCCGGCAGATAACCGGTCTTTATTCCTGGGAGACTAAAAGAGAATGATTGCCGCAACATATATTAATGCGACTACCTTTGAGGTTAGTGGAGACCAAACAGCGGAATTCCATGTTGGCAGAAGAGTTAAGCTGATTGGCGATACAACGAAATATGGCACAATATTGTCGGTTTCCATTCCAGTAGCGGATACGCAGGTGGTATTAACGGCTGCCAGCGATGATTTAGATGCATCGCTTAGCGGAGTTTATTACGGGATAGTTAGCAAAAGTAATTCATCAATCCCAGAGCATGACCATGATGAAGATGAGGGGAGCGGTGGAGGAATCCGTCCTAAAAATGTTGTAGATACGACGTTGAGTGGTACGCCAAAGGTTTTTACGATACACGACAGTGGGGGCACCGCGTATTATTTTAAAGGCTATCCAACTAAAGTATAGGCAGAGTTTACGATGATTCAATGGGTTGATGATAATAGTTCTGAGTGGGTTGATACGCCAGAGGAATGGATAGAGCTTATCAACCTGGTTGTTGCAGCTCTTGAAAGTGCAGGAACGCTCGACAATATAGATTTAACTCAAAAGCATAGTCTCATAGTTCAAGCCATGTCGGGTGTCGGTGCCCTTGACAACGTTGCGCTAACTCAAAAGCATTTACTGGCGGTCCAAGAATTGTTGTCGGCTGGTATGCTTGACAATATCGAGCTTACCCAAAAACATCTTCTTGGAGTCCAAGAATTGTTGTCGGCTGGTATGCTTGACAATACCATATTAACTCAAAAACATTTCTTGGCCGTACAAGAATTGATAACTTCAGGAGCGCTTGACAATGCTGTATTAACCCAGAAGCATCTCCTCGTAATCCAACCTTTACTATCAGCAGGAGCACTTGATAACATTGGTTTGTCTCAAAAACACCTAATAGCGGTACAGGGATTACTATCAAGCGGAGCGTTAAGCATAGTTCTTTTTGGGTTAATGTATATCGCGCTGTCGCAGACCACGGAATATAATATCGCGCTGTCGCAGACCACGGAATATAATATCGCGCTGTCGCAATTATAGGGGTAGGAGCTATACAGTAATGAAAAAAAATAAAAGAAAATCAATTGTTTTGGAAGTGCAGAATATAAAAGGAACAATTAAAATCGACAGAGTAGGAGGTAGGAAAAATGGGGAAAAGCGTACACAACGATGTGTTAGATGATGCGCTGGACAGGATTGCGACCGCTACCAGAATGGACGTTACCAGCGACGTCGGAACGCCTGCAGACCTAACCAATACCTTGGCAAATGTTACGCTGACTGCTGGTGATGTTGGTGGTGATTATGTTATAGGAGAGGGCGACACTAATGGCCGAAAAATTGCAGTAGCACAGCAAGCTGATGTTGCTGTTACCGGATCGGGTACTGCCTTGCATGTAGTCTTGTCTTTAGGAGGCACAATTTTGTTGACTACTACATGCACATCGCAAGTGTTGACATCCGGCAATACTGTCACGATACCGACCTTTGATTATTATTATTATGATTATACGGTTCCTTCTGACACCGGCATGTATCAATATAACATTATTGCGACTGGGGCGAGCAGCAGGACTACTATTGTTAAAGGTCTGTTCCGGGTCGATGCAGTGATTTAATCAATCAGAATAAGGATAATTTGAATTATGGGAACTGTACTTGCCTCTAAGATAGCTGACGATGTTGCGAAATTATTGTTTGACGACAATTATGATGCGTTTGGTCCGTCTGATCATCTAAATTTCATTAATGCAGGCCAGAAACAGGCTGTGCTAATCAAGTCGGATATAAGCATTAGCAATGATGCTGTTCAGCTTGCAGTGGGCACGAAACAGTCGATATCAGCCACAGGCATATCTTTCATTAAGCTGGTTCGCAATATGGGCACAGATGGGCTTACACCAGGCAAGGTTATTCGTTTTGTGGATATGGCCAGTCTCGACAGGCATAACCCCGATTGGCACACAGACACCGCATCTGCAACAATAGAATTATATACATTCGACCCCAGAAACCCCAAGCATTTTTATGTGTTTCCACCCCAACCTGCCGCAAACCAGGGTTATGCAGAACGGATTGAATCGGTATTGCCGACAGATATAGCGAAGATCGGCGATGTAATAACGATTGACGATATCTATGAAAGCGCTCTCCTGAATTACGATCTGTATAGAGCATACAGCATCGATGCCAAGCAATCAGAGACGGCGGGTAAAAAAGCTATGTTTCATTATGGCCTGTTTGTTCAGATACTGACAGGCAAGGAAATATCGGAAATTAAAACAGAAGCCGGATCTAAATAATGCTGAAAATTCTACAAAATCTTAAAGGTCAAGTTCCAGCGATTGACCCAAGCCTGCTGCCTGCAAACTTTGCGCAGATTGCCAAGAATTGTGATCTGCGCACAGGCAGGCTGAAACCTCTTAAAGACCTGGAGACAACAAAGACCTGGGCAGACCTCGGAATTGATTTGCGGTCTTTGTATAAAGAAGAATCGGCTGATAAATGGCTGTATTGGACGGAAAACGATATCAATGTGGTGAAAGCACAGCTTGCTGATGGGGATAACAGGCTGTTTTATTCCGGAGACGGATACCCAAAACAGACTAATGATACTTTGATGCCTGCCACCGGCATACCTGATGCCACAGACGATTACAGACGTCTTGGAGTTACACCACCGTCAACAGCCCTGACCATTAACGGCCCTTATGGTACCGGCGATGGAGTAACGAAACATTCAGTGTCGTATTATTATACCTATGTCGTTAAATGGGCTGATGGCACGGAGGAAGAGTCGAAGCCTGTGGCGGCTACTGCTGTGATTAATATTGAGGGCGGTGAGTATCTTGCCGTGTCCGGTTTTGTAAAACCTACTCTGGTAGCTTCTGGCAACGATGTTACCCATTTCAGGGTTTACAGGCTCAATAGCGGCGATGCTGGGGCAGAGTATCAGCTTGCTAAAATGAGGCCGGGGTCAACGGGAGCGGCAGCCATATATGATATTCCGGTTGCAGATGTGCCGTTAGACACAACCCTTGTATATGACTGTGATTCTACTCCTGACGACCTTAACAGCAATCTTGGCGAAGCGTGCTTAACCGAAAAATGGGTAACCCCGCCAGACGATCTTGCACAACTTGGCCAATACCAGAATGGCATATTGGCGGGTTTTTCCGGCAAGCAGTTTTGCGTATCGGAGCCGTTTATTCATTATGCCTGGAAAACAGCAAACAGGATATCCCTGAGTTATACGCCTGTGGCATGGGGCACATATAGAGGTATGGCGATTATAGCGACAACAGCTTTCCCATCTATCATTACCGGCGCTGACTCAAGTACGTTAATGGAGGAACCCTTAAAGTACAATCAAGGCTGTTTGAGTGCCAGGGGCTTTATCATAACCGATATAGGCGCATTATATCCTTCACCGGACGGAATGACCTTGGTTAATGAAAATGGTGTCAAAGTCTTGACGGCAAACGTTCTGACCAAAGAGCAATGGACTGATTTACCGCCAGCGGGAAAAACTCATGCCGATCTGGTTTCGTTTTACTATGACAATATTTATATAGGGTTTTGGCAAGGGAGTAACCAGGGGTTTATTTTTAATTTTAAAGATGAACCTTATATAACGACTTTTGAGGTTGCAGACACAATTTATCACGGATGTATAGATCCCATCACCGATACATTGTATTTGCTGACTTATACCAACCCTGATTATTATGCCAAAGCATGGGAATCAGCGGCAACCTATCTAACGAATACATTTAAGTCTAAGAAATTCATAGTGCCTTCCATGGCCTTTATGTTCGCGAAGATAATAGGCAACCAGAGCGTAAGTGTGCCGGTCACACTGAAAGTTTATGGTGATGATGGTGAAGTGTTGTCAAAAACAGTTTACACAACAGACATTTTCAGGCTGCCGTTAAATTCAGAGTATAAAGCGTATGAATTCGAGGTTTCCGGAAAGGCTGAAATAGACAAGGTTTTGATTTCAACCTCTCCAGAAGAGATAATTGAGGCAATAGCGACATGACGCAGATCGTACAAATTCCAGCACCCTCTTCCCCCCAATTTGGCCAGAGCGTCAAACAGTGGATCAACGTAAGAGACGGTGCAGTAGGTCCAGCAGGTCTTAAGCCCAATAGATTCGTCGAGGTGAAAGACTTGTACGACCCTGATTTTATCAATGCGCTTTCAGCTTATAAGTACCCTATTACCCGCGTAAACACCGATTATGGCTATACAGGCGATACATCAGCGCCACGACCGCCTACTAACCTTCAAATAGCCAGCGAAGTGTTTCGTAACATCCTAACATGGAATGATCCTAACAGCGACAATTTCTGGTATATTGAAGTTTACCGCGCCAAAGTGCCGGCTGGTGATGCAGCGCCTACTGTTGGTAATGCGATAAAGATTGCGTCGGTGCCAAAAACAGTAGAATCGTTTGTTGATACCGAAGTATCCATAACTTCCTATGATCATTATTACTGGATCAGGGCTGTCAGTTATGCAGGCATAGCGTCTTTATGGCAGGATGGATATATCGAAGGGCATACCACTATTAACGCCACGATTGACAGCATTATGACCACTTTGAAAGGCGCTGATCCTGACGCCTGGAGTTCGATAGTTGATTATGTTGTTGATGACAGGGTTTTGCAGGGCGGGAAAAGGTATAAGTGCATTCTTGCGAATACTAACCAAGTACCTCCGAATGCAACCTACTGGGAACAGTCCGGCATATTGATAACCGGTAACATAGGCGGTGTGAATACCGTTGGCATAGACGGCAATCTGGTTGTTGATGATACGATACTGGCACGATGTATCAACGTTGACGATGCTTTTATCGGCATGACGATTCAGAGTACTGTTTATGACCCTGGTGTATCTGGCTGGCAGATCAACGCAAATGGTGATGTTGAGTTTAATAGCGGGGTTTTTCGGGGGGCGACAGTATGGACTGCCATAACAGGGCTGGGCAAACCGGACGATAATGCCGATGTAACAGGAGACAATATGGCGGCAGCTATCGTTAACCTGCCCGCAACACTGGCCGGAGCGGGGCTGTATGCTGATGCAACGCACCTCGGGTATTATGACGGCGCGGCATGGCAGGCATACATTGGGTCAGACGGGAAGTTCTATTTCAAGGGCGACGCGAATAACTATATCCAGTGGGACGGCACGGCCTTTACAGTTAAGGGACTTGCCTCTGTTGAGAGCCTGGGTGCCATTAATGCTGATTTGGGTACGATAACGGCAGGGAACATTACCCTTGATAGTTCTGGTTTTATCAGAACCTCCGGCAAAGATAATTATGCAGATGCCACGGCTGGTATATTTTTTGGATACGATACGGATGCTTATAAGCTGAATATAGGCAATGCATCAAAAAGTTTGAAGTGGGATGGTTCTGAAATCATCGCCACTGGGGCTTGGATAGATACTGCAAATATCGTTGATTTGGCGGTGGAAACAATAAAAATTAAAGATCAGGCTATTACTATTCCTGTAAATGCTTTTAGCTCAACCGGAACAAGGGTTTATTCCGGGGACGGTGCAACAAATATAATTAGTGCCGCAATCACTTCAACCGGTGCGCCGATCCAAGTGATAATAGGGCTTAATGCCACCTACCCTTGGTCGCCAGCCCCAGAAATAAAATATAAAATTTATATCAGAAGAGACGCTGTTGATATTTATCAGTGTGACACAGTATTCGATTTGGATTCGGACGAAAGGCAAGTAATTACAATAGCTATGGCCGACACACCAGGAAGTGGAGCGCATACTTATTATATTCGTGTTCTTTTAGATAGTAACGGGATAGATTTTTACAACAAATCAATATTGCTTTTGGAGACTAAAAAATAATGTCCGATTTTATAGTATATAATAAAAAAACAGGCGAAATATTTAGAACAGGCAATGCCCCTGAAAATATGATAAAAATACAAGTGAATAATGAAATCAAGGAAGGCGATAAGGGAAGCGGAGGAACAAAAAAGGATAGAAGAAGCTCCGGCCAAAGCAAGAGAAGCTTTGATCCAAAGCAGAGCGGATCAGATCGTCCACAAAATGGCAATAGAGCAATTAACAGAAGAAGGCAAACTTTAAAAGGAGCAACCACAATGAACTTAACACCCGAACAATTATTCGCAAAAATAGGCATGTTGGTTATGGAAAACGATATTCTCAGAGCTGAATTAGGTAAGCTTCAGCAGGAAAAGGTGCAGAGGGAAAAGGAAGATAAGGAAGATGCCAAAAAAGGTCCAGCAGACAAAAAATAACTCTGGGGAAAGCATTAACGTCAACCTCATGCCATATTGCGAGGTTGACGGGATAGCCACTTTTACCGATTCGGAAATCCTCGGTTTTTATGATCGCATGGTTAAGACCGGAACTGCTGAAATTGTTTTCACAGACGGCAAGATCAATTGCCGTGAAGACTGGTTGCGGGCCATGAAAAGCCCTGAGAACTTTTTGTATGTTGTTTATGCAGACAAAAAGGTGGTGGCTTTAGTGTGGCTGAACAGGGTCGAGATTAAAAAAGCACGATTCCATTATGTTGGTTTCTTTAAGGGCTGGAAAAAAGGAAGTGTTAAGATAGGTCGGCAGGTATTAAATATCCTGATGAGCAAAAAAACTTCTGATGGGTATCTGTTTGACGTGTTGACCGGACTTACCCCTTCTTCCAATAAGATCGCTATTAAATATATGCAGTTGTGCGGCTGGAAGATCGTTGGAGAGTTACCGTTTGGAGCATGGGATTACAAAGAGAAACGAAGCGAACCGGCTCTAATAAGCTACTATGTGAGAAATGAGGTTCAAGATGATGAAAATATACAATAAAATTGTAATTGCTGACTTTGGTGCAGGGGAAATACTCGAAGAAGATTCATTTAAATACACAGGCCCCGTATCGGAATGTAAAGGTGGTGGTAGTTCAAGCACCACCTCCGTTGACAAGGAATACAACGCTGGGATGTTAGCTTTGTCAAAAGAGCAGCAGGGCTGGGCAAGAGAAATGTTTGATGTGTTTAAGTCAGGACTGGGGCCTGGTGATACCAGCGAGCTTGAGTATATGCAGAATGTTATTAATGCCAACCAGAAGCTGCTTCCTGCCCAAACAGCATTAGAACGATCTCAGATGGGGTTTGAAGAAAAGAAGATTGAAGCAGAAACGGAACTTCTTCCATCGCAGACCAAAACAGCTCTATCTCAACTGGAATTAGAACAAGGAAAAATTGGCGCAGGCATGGAACTTCTTCCCGGCCAGACCGAACTGGCAAAAACACAGATCAGCGATACCATGGCGGGAATCAAAGAAAGGGCGCCGGTGCGAACAAAGTTCTTTAAAGAAGCTGCGGAAGGCGTTGATGTAAACGAAAGAATGAATTTGGCACAGGCTGATGTTGCACAGGGATTTGCGGGCGCAGAGGGAATTGTCCGTAGGAATGCCGCACGGATGGGCAGGAATCCTACCAACATCGACTTTGGCGATATGGCAACCAACAGGGCAAAGGCTATAGGATTTGCACGCACTAAGGCCAGAACTGGCGCAGAAGATGAAAGCTGGAACCGACTGCGTGGCGCCATGGCAGTCGTATAGAGGAGATTTGTTATGGGATACAACAGAATACTACCGAGAGTAGGGGCTTCGGGTGGCAGCTTTCAAGACAGAGCCAACCAGTTTTCAAGCAACGCTATAGGCGCAAGGTCTGCCATGCAACGTGGGAGCAGGACGGAAACGGAAGGGCCGGGCAAGACTGTTGGTGGCGGAATGATGGCTGGTGCTGGCATGGGAATGTCTGGGGCTATGTATGGCGCCATGAAGGGCACAGCGATAAGCCCGGGGGCGGGAACGCTTATCGGCGCAGGATTAGGTCTGGCCGCCTACTTTTTATCGTGATGGCAGTGGCAACTGGACGATGACCCCTGTTTTGCTATCGCCTTTGCCTTCAGTTTTTATATATTTCCATGAGGTAAGATTGCCGTGATTATTAAAAAAGAAATGATAACCTTGAGTCACTCCGAGAGTGTTAGGAACAAACATTGAATAATATAAAATATAACAGTCATCAACATATTCAGTACTTATTGGCTCTCCAAACCGTTGAACCAGCTCGGTTTTGGTAATGCCAGGTTGAAGGGAATTAAGTTGCTTGAGGTTTGGGGTTGTAGCACAGCCAATAACAAAGAGCAGAAAAACGATTGAAGCGAGCTTCTTAATCATAGATTCCTCCTTTATCGTAAGGATTTCTAACACGGTGGCAATAAAAACGCAAATAAAAAAGGATAAATAAAAATGTCTTATCAAGAAGGTATGCAAATAGGAAATATGGGTATGAACCTTGCCCGAACCTTTATGATGGTCAATCAAGAGCAGGGCAGGCAGGAAGACAGGGAAAAGAAGCTGCGAAGCGAGGCGAATATAGAGAAATATATCCCAATGGTCCAACAGGGAAAGGAGCCTGATCGTAAGGCTAAGGATTTTAATTATACCGATTATCTGAGCGCGCAGACGAAGGTTCAACAGGCATTGAATGCCGATGTTGGCTACCAAAACAATATGCTTGTTAAAGAGGACAATCAACGAAAGGCAAATCAGGCAAACCTCGACAATATGCTCTCAAGCGGAAAGATATATGCCGACCAAGGCGATCCCGTTAGAGCAGCGGAAATTCTTGCCCCAATATACAATTTCATGCCTGATAATCAAGAGTTTGTGCGTGTGAATCCTGATAATCGTGCGCAATGGATAATGAAAGATCAAAGAACCAATGAAGAATATACCATGGACGCCGTGCCTTATGACCAAGCTGTTGTTATGGCTCAAAATTTCAGCAAGGCGTATCAGGAGGTAGATAAAACTTTTCAGGAGAAAAGAAGGGTATGGAATAATAAAGCGATTTTAAAACGAGATGTTTGGAAAACTCCAGATGGCAAAAAAGAAGTTTATTATTTTACCTTCCTCGATAAAAACGGGGCAATGCGTGAGACATGGAAAGATACTAAAACGGGGGAAGTTGTAAAAGGCTTTGACGTAAGAACTGGACAAGTCGTTGAATCTGATCTGGTTTTTCGATCACCTGAATATCGGAAGGCTAAAGCGGCTGGCGAAAAAGCTGGCTTAGAACGCCGAGGGAAGATGGCCGATGTTGAAAAGAAAGAGGCCGACGCGAAACGAGTGAAAGAAGGCCGTAAGACGAAAAAAGACCAAATAGCCATGAATAAAAGCATGTACACTGCTGTTGAAAAGGGCATAAAAACGTATCGCGAAACATACGGGAGTGATGTTTCCGAAGAAGGTATTATGCTTGAAGAAAACAGGCTTAGAGCAGACTATAAATCAAGGGTAGATCCTGACTATCAACCAGACCCTAAAAGCAAGGAGATGGTCAGAAAGCTTGTTGTTAATAAGCCGGGGCCATACGAAGGGCAAACAGTATATTTCAATGCTGCCGGGAAGGCATTTTTAGACCGACAAGGCAAAAAGCCTTTGATGGGAGGCGAGCAGGAAGACAATAGAAGCTCAAGAAATCCAGACGGTTCACTTCGACGATTTCAGATAAACAGCCGGTAACAATATGCCAAGACAACTAACCATAGACGATTTTGAAGAAAACGAGCTGCAAGATGTTTATCCTTCTGGTGGCAAACAGCTTTCTCTTGATGATTTTGGGGAGGGTGAGTTGGTTGATGCGAAGAGTTATGCTCAAGGGAGGGAGCCGGAAGAACGCTCCTTCATGTCTCCGGCCGTTGATTATGGCAAAGGCTTTGTCTCCGGCATAAAGCATAGACTTCCTGAAATGGTTGGCCAAGCAGGTCAATTTTTAGGAATAGAGTCTGGTAAAAAACTGGCTGACTGGGGACGTGAGGGCGAAGAGAGGAAAGAAAGAGGGGCTTTTTATCAGGCTGGCGAAATGACCACTGTTTCTGCTGCTATTCCAATGGCATTGAATGCTTTAGGAACAGGAATAATGTTTTTGCCGGTTCCAGGGGCGCGTCCTGTGGGCGGAGCATTAAAGATAGCATCGTATGTTTTAACGCCTGCAATGTTTGGCCTGTCTCAAGCGCAACAAACAAAAGAAACGGCTGAACAACAGGGAATAGACCCGGGAGCAGCGCCCTATATTACAGGCGGCATTGAAACCACTGGTGAAACTATTGGAAACATGGCGCTTCTCAGACTGCTTGGCCCGTTAGCGCCTACCATCCCACTTGCAAAAGCAGGTGCAAAACAACTTCTTAAGTCAACAATAGGAAGGTTCGGGAAACAACTTCTTTTAAAGACGTTGCCTACAGAGGTTCTTACTGAAATCGGCCAACAATATGGCGAGGCTACTGTTGAAAAAGCATACAATATCAGACCTGATGCTCAGCCGATAAAAGAGGCTATGAGCGTTATTGCTCCTACCGCCATTATGACTATAGTCAGCGGTACCGCTGGCGGTACATATCAGAATGTTCAGGCTAATAGGCTTTTAAAAGGTTTAACCGATCCAAGCGGAGAAGAAAGCAAAAGGCGCGATGCGGTTAACGCTGTAGCTGGGGTCATCAGCGCGCAGGAAGATAATAAAGATAAACCGATAGCTAACCTTTGGTTGCATTACGCTCATGGCCAGATTGACAATAGCTTACCCATAGACATATCCGAACCGGTTGACGGTTTATCTCCCAAGAAATCCGCAGCCCGTGACACCCTTCTAAGCGAAGACGAACAAGATGTAACTGCCAAAGAACTCTTGACCGGAGAGAAAGAAGAACCTGCTGCTGCTGATACTTTTGCCGGAGCCGAGTCCTCCCTGGATGCCGAAGAAGCCGCAGCCGCCTATGAAGATGAGATGCTTGAAAAAGAAGCTGCTCCTGCTCCAAAATGGCTGAACGATCTTACCGATAATGATATTTCAAAGCGCATAAACAACCTTGAAAGCACACAAGCCGCAAGAGGTCTGTCAGCGAAACAAACTCAAAATCTGGGGATGCTTCAACAGGAGCTTGAAAACAGGGGCCTTCCAGCGCAGGAAGCTAAAGAGATTAAAAAGCCTGTTACAGAAACAACAAAGCCCAAGCATAAGTCCAAAAAAGGTTGGGATATAACTCCTGCGGATGAGAATGAAATGTGGGGCCAGATGATGAATCATGTTGAGGCCGTCAAAGCTGAAAATACTGGTGCGATTGACGATCTTAACAACGAGCTTAAAGCCCTGAAATCCAGCCGCAAAAAAGAGGATGTTGCCCGTAAAAAAGAGATTAAGAAAGAAATTGTCGCCTTAAAAGCACAACACGAAGATCTACAGACACGCTATGAAAACGATATGGTTGAAGCTTCCATGGCATTTGTTGACGAAGCCAGAGACAAGGCAAAAAAAGCCGGTGTTCCTGAAGACGCTCTTGATGATTTTACAGAAGATTTTTCCATGCAGATATCACAGGAAAGGCCGTATATAGAGAATAATTACAATAGAACCTTTAAACAGATATTTGACGAGACGATTGCAGATTATTTGCCGGAGGGCGCTAAAGAAAAGGCGGTCAAGCCAGCACCTACCGAGCCCAAGACAGATGTAGCTCTTGAGCCGGTGGGTGTTGAAAAGAAATCCGTTGAATTTATCGATATGCAAGAAAGGCCAAACAAAACACCTATCCCATTAGTCAACGAATTAGACACAAAAAGCACAGTAGTTTACGATCCTGCCAAACATGAAATGACCAATCTGGCTGAATATGAGAAAGCGGTTGCGGGTGAAAAGGTTGAAATTCCGACAAAAGCAGAAATTGAAAGTGAGCAGCCAGGGAAAGACAGATCCCCCAAAATAAATAGCATCCGAATTGCTAAAACAAAAGATACAAAATCTTATGCTGATATTAAAAACATGGAAGCCGATAAAACCATAACAGTTTATCGTGCTATTCCGGCAGGCACAAAAGGGAAAATTGAACCTGGGGATTTTGTAGCGGCAGATAGAGAGGTTGCCAATTTCTATGCGAATGATCTTATAAAACGTGGGATAACAAATGAAACAATAATGCTTTCCAAGGAAGTCCCGGCCTCTGAAATAAGATTACATCCCGATCATCAGGCGCAAGGAGTTGAAAACGAGTTTATTTATAATCCAGAGGCTGTAAAGGCTACAACCCCTAAGCCTCCCGAAGCAAAGCCGTCAGAGGACACAGGAAAGGAGGTTGATGAGATAGGTTTAAATACCAACGGAGACAAGATTTATGAAGACGAAAACGGCAGATATCTTATGTCTGCTGATGGAAAGTTTAAGAGCCATGCGCCAAGGCCAATAGGCCCACAAGGGGAGAAATTCAAGCCTGATACTCCCAGGGAGTTATACAACAGAGGCCGTGTCGATTATTTAACAACCCAAGAAAAAGCGGAGTTCGATGCTTTGCTTGAAAAAAAGCTTGCGCCTGAAAAAGCTACGGCAGACAAGCTCGCTTCCGAAATGACCGCAGACGAACTGCTTGCCGAGTTGGATCGCCAGGTTGAGGAAATCGAGGAGAGCAACCAGGGACCAACCGCAAAACAAAAAGCCAGGGAAACCGCTGATCATCTTAATAATGCCCTTGGAGCTTTTAAGGATATCAACAAAATTCTTGGCGAAAGAGGCTCGTTTTCTACCAAAGAAATTGATAAAAGTCTTTACAAAGAGATCGAACCTCTGTTAAAATATGCATGGGATGAAGTTGTTGCTTCTGGAAAATCGGGCAAAGAGTTTATCCAGATTGCGCTGTCAAATCTATCTCCAAAAGGCAAGCCGTATATTGAGAGGTTTGTCAAAGAGGAAATAGGCAAGGAGGGCAAAGATGTTACCAATAACACTGGAAGGGAAAAACCACAAGAAACAGCGAAAGCAGATGATACAGGACGCATTGCAGGAGAAAGCGCCAAAGACGTATCAGGAGTTGAAAAAGAATCTCGCTCTGCCGAAGTTCCTGAAAGAGACAGAGGAACAGATGATGGCGGTGTACAAGGAAGAGTGGGCAAAAGCGGTGACAAAACACAGCGAGGTAGAGACAGACAAAAAAGACCCGATAGCGCAGGTGCAAGAAATGGAGATGTCGCTAAAGAGAATCTGGGACGAGACACTGGAAACATTTCTGGACTTCAAAGATCCGACTATACAATAAAACCAGGTTCACTAAAGCGTGAAGGAAGTTGGAAAGATGCAGCGAATAATAACCTTGATGCTATTGAATTACTTAAGAAAATAAATAACGAAAAAAGACCTGCTACACCAAAAGAACAAGCAATCCTCGCAAAATATGTAGGGTGGGGTGCATCCGAATTAGCGAACAAGATGTTCCCTGGATATACACAATTTGGTGAAGTCAAGACAGGTTGGTCAGAAAGCGGATGGGAAGCACCTGTAAAACGACTTATCAAACTTCTAACCCCTGAAGAAATAAAACCCGCAGCAAAAAGCACACAGTATGCTCACTACACAAACGAACCAATAATCAAATCTATTTACAATGCTCTTGGCAGGATGGGGTTTAAAGGTGGAAAAATTCTTGAGCCTGGCATGGGCATAGGAAATTTTATTGGTTTGCTCCCAGCCAAAATGCGGAAAACGTCAAACTATACCGGAATTGAGATGGACCCGATTTCGGCCAACATAGCAAAGCTATTATATCCGACTCAAAACATTCTGCAAGCAGATTTCGTCAATCAAGCATTCCCTAAAAATTTCTTTGATGCTGCCATAGGCAATCCTCCCTTTGGTTCAACTAAAATCCTTGGAGATCCGGAATACAGGAAGCACAGATTTTCCTTACATAATTTCTTTTTTGCCAAAACAATTGATCGAGTAAAGCCGGGCGGTCTTTTGGTTTTTGTAACCAGTCGATATACAATGGATTCAAAAGCTGACAAGGCCAGGCAATACATGGCTGGCAGAGCAGACTTATTAGGAGCGATAAGGCTGCCTCAAACAGCATTCCTTGAAAGTGCAGGGACTGAGGTTGTCACAGATGTTTTATTCCTTCAAAAGCGAGAAGAAGGGGCAAAGCAAAAAGGCGAAGCATGGGCAGGGCAAGATGAGATTGCAATTGGTGATAATACATCCCTGATCAACGAGTATTTTGTTAATCATCCAGGAATGGTACTTGGCGAACATTCTCTTGAAGGCTCTATGTATGGAGCGAAGCAATACACAGTAAAACCCATCGAGGGCAAAATAGAAGACCTTTTTGCACAAGCCGTAAAAAAGCTACCGGCTAACGTATATCAAAAAGTTTCAACCAAGATTAAAGAAAAATACAACGAGAAGGCTGTTATCGAGAGGGATTTCGACCCGAAAAACAAGAAGGAAGGCGGGATCTATCTTTCTGATAAAGGCGTTGTTATGAAGGTTGACTTTGGTTCCGGGGTTCCTGTCGGTTCAATCCATAAGAACATCACAACAAAAACAACGGGATTCCTAAAGAGCTATATCAAGTTAAGAGACGCCTTAAAGCTTTCCCATAAGTCTCAGCTTGAAAATGGTGATTGGGAGAAAACCTTAAAAGTTCTCAATAGAGAATATAACAAATTTGTAAAAAAGCATGGTCATATCCTCGCATTTACCAGCACAATGCGGACCAAGCATAATGAAGATGGCACAACCGAGAAAGTTGAATATCGTAAGTATAAAAATGAAGCAATTCTTCGCATAGATTGTGAATCGTCATTGGTCATGGCTTTGGAAAAGATTACGCAAGACGGCGAAGTTATTAAATCAAGGGTTTTACAAGACAGGACAATAAACAAGCCGACTGTGCCGAAAATCAAGTCTATTCCTGATGCATTAGCTGTTTCATTAGATGCAATAGGCAAGCTTGATATTAATCATGTCGCAAAGACAGTTAATAAATCCAGCGAAGAGGTTATAGCAGCTCTTGGAGATTTAATTTATGACACGCCTGATGGTTCCGGTTATTTGATGGCGGACGAATATCTATCTGGAAATGTTGTAAAAAAACTTGAGGAAGCGAGAATTGCTGCAAAAACAGATCCCGCATTTAAGCGAAATGTCTTGGCTTTAGAGAAAGCACAGCCTGAGCCATTAGAGCCTAAGCAGATCACAATAACTCCCGGAGCTACATGGATTCCTCTCGATTATTACAGCCAGTTCGCCACAGACGTTCTTGAACTGCCAAACACGGAAGTTACATACCAGCCGATTGATAATTCATGGAGAGTATTACCCAGGGCAGATACAAGACCAAGCTGGCAGCGATATGGAAACAAGCAAGGCTATTCACCTCAAGAGCTAAGAGGGGCCACCAGTGAATGGGGCACGAAGGAGCGTGGAGCTAATGAAATATTGGACTCTGTTTTAAATAATAGGACTATCAGGATTACATATACCATTGAGGAAGGCGGAAGTAGAAAAACTATCTTTGATGCAGAGGCTACTGCCGCTGCCAATGAAGTTGCTAAAAAGATAAGACAGCGATTCAACTCATGGGCGTGGGAAGATGCTGACAGAGCGGGCATATTGCTGAATATTTACAATACAAAAATAAACACTATCAAAGGCAGGGAGTTTGATGGTTCACATTTAACGCTTCCGGGGATGAGCCAATACTTTACCCCATACGATCACCAGAAACGTGTTATTTGGCGAATATTGCAAACAGGCAATACTTATATGGCCCATGCCGTGGGTGCCGGTAAAACCTTTATTATGATCTCTGCCGGCATGGAAATGCGACGGTTGGGGATGATCAATAAGCCTCTTTATGTTGTACCTAAGCACATGCTTGGTCAGTTTGCTCAAGAGTTTCAAGAGCTTTATCCTATGGCGAACATTCTGGTAGCAGATGAAAAAAACTTCTACACAGAAAATAGAAAACGATTTGTAGCTCAAGCAACTTTGAATGACCCTGATGCTGTTATTTTAACTCATCCAAGCTTTGGTATGCTGGGTGTCAAAGAGGAAACTTTGGCGCCTGTTCGTGATGAATTTCTGGAACAAATGCGGTTCTCCCTATCAGAGATGAAAGATGAAGGCGAACCAAAAATGAAGATCAAGCGGATGGAAAAAAGAATTGAACAGGCAGAACAACGCTTTAATTCTTTACGTTCAGATGGTGATAATGTTGTTTCTTTTGAGGAGCTTGGCACTGATTTTATGTTCGTGGATGAAGCGCATGAGTTCAGAAAGTTGGATTTTTCTACAAATAGGCAGATGAAAGGAATTGACCCCCAAGGTTCAAGAAGAGCGATTGATCTTTACATAAAGACACTTTGGATGGAAAAACAACACCGTGGCAGATCACATGCTTTTGCTTCCGGCACTCCTATCGTTAACACTCTTGGCGAATTATATTCTTTGCAAAGATTTTTCGATCAAGGAGCAATGGAAGAGGATGGCATAAACCATTTTGATGCCTGGGCAAATATGTTCGGAGAACCGGCAACCAGCTATGAAATGACAGCATCAGGCAGCTATGAGCCAGTAGAAAGGTTTTCGAGATTTGTCAATATCCCTGAATTGATGTCACGCATTAGAATGTTTATGGATGTTTTAACGGATTCTCAATTGGGGACGAGAGTTGAACGCCCAAAAATCAAAGACGGTGCGGCTGAGATAGTCCTTGCACCAAAGAACGAAGCTCTTAAAAAGTACCAGGACGAAGTGTTGCAACCAAGGATAGAGACCAGCCGAGCATGGAAACCATCTCTAGGGCAACCAGGGAACCCAGATCCAATCATTAATATCATAACTGATGGTAAATTAGCTTCTATTGATATGCGTTTCGTTGATCGGAAAGCGATTAATGATCCGGAAAGCAAATTAAATAAATGGATTGATGGAATTATAGAAACATACAAAGCAACAAAAGATTTAACCTATTCAACAGAATATGGCTTAACCAAAAAATCGCCAATAAAAGGCGGTGTTCAAATATGTTTTTATAACAATGGGTTTGGGAGCGGTGTAATAGAACGCAGGGGTTTTGATTCTAAGGCATTTTTGATGAAACGTCTTAAAACCGCTAATATTCCTACAAAACATATTGGATGGATTGATGATTATAAAACTGCTCCACAAAAACAGACCTTGTTCAAGCTTGTGCGGGACGGAAAAAAAAGGATTCTACTTGGTTCTGCAAAGAAAATGGGTACCGGTGTTAATGTCCAAAACAGATTAACGCATTTACATTATTTAGATGCGCCATGGTATCCGGCAGATGTCGAGCAACCGGATGGCCGAATTGTTAGGCAAGGAAATCAAAACACAGAGGTTGTTTTAAAGCGATATGCCACGAAGGGGAGTTATGACGCAACTTTATGGCAGATGGTTGCCAGGAAATCAAAGTTTATAGACCAGGCTTTTGTCGGTGATAAAAACGTAAGGTCTATCGAGGATGTTTCTGAATCCAGCCAGTATGAAATGGCTGCTGCTTTGGCGTCTGGTGACGAAAGGATAATCCAGCTTGTTGGTTTACGTTCTGATATTGAAAGATTACATCTTCTTGAAGGCGCTCATCGGACGAATCAGGCAACCTTGTCGTCTGATAAGCGAAAACTTGAGAGGGATATATCTGAAAATCAGGGTGAGATTGAAGATTTTGAATCTATTGAAGAGTCTCTTCCTGAATATATTGGCCCTAAGATTGATGCAAAGAGCGGCAAAAAAACCTTTACAGAACGAAAAGAATTTGGCGCTGTATTAATTAAACAAATTAGAAAGATTTTTGCTGGCAAAAAAAATGACCAGGTTAAACTGGGCTCAATTAGTGGCATAGATATTAATACCGATACAATATTGGTAAGCGAGCTTTCACACAAGTTGGATATTGAAATATCTAAAGGTGCTTTCAGGCGTGTGATTGACAATACCTATATGTCTATAGACCAATGGAACGAAATTGATGCTGTTGGATTAACGAAAAAAATCACAAATGCAATCAACGGGCTTCCTTCGGTTAAAACAAAAATGGAGCAACGGCTTGAAGACGACAAAAAAAGTCTTACAAGAATCAACAAAAGGCTCGGAGCGCCTTTTGAACATGCAAAAGAATTCGCGGAAAAAGTGGCTGAGGCTGCTGCCCTTGAGAGAGAGTTAGCTGAGGAAGGAGAATCTACGGAAATCATAAAGGCCGAAGTTAGCAAAAAACAGGAAGCCGATATGGCCGAAGAGTCTTTGGATGTTTCTGCTTTTTATATTTATAACCCTCCACAGGACAAATATGTTAAGTTAACCCCAGAATCATCTGTAAAACCATTGCCGGTAACTAAGACAGGTACAACATGGGGTGATACCTTTTTTATTCATAGACCGTTAGGCGAAACAGAAGGATGGGTTATTTCAGAAAAGAAATCAGGGCTTGCTGCTGCATCTGGAAAAACGCAGGAAGAGGCAATCGGTCGCCTTAAATATAATCTTACCACTGTTACAGAAGAAAAGTTCAACAAAATCATTGAAGACCATATTGAGAAATATGGAAAACCGCCCGGAACGGAGATTCTTTCTGAAACTAAAACCCGACTTCTTGAAAACATCAAATCCGAAAAAGGCGAGTCTGCTCTTATCAACGATTTGTCTATCCTTGGTGCCGATACAATCAGGCAAGGTTATAAAACCTACCAGGAATTTTCTGCAAGAATGAAAACCACTCTTGATGAGGTATGGGATAAGATAAAGCATTTAATGAGACAGGCTTATGATGCTGCTAAGATTGTAATAAGCAACGAGAGAGGTATGATCGGTGACGAGAATGCCATAGGCGCCACCACAGAAATCGACACAACCGGATATCTGCCTTCTGAAGTTGAAAAGCGGATGGCTCGTGCTAAAGGCGGACCAAAGGCTGATTTTAAGGAAACTCTTAAAGAAAAAATAACCGAAATCAGGCACCAGCGACAGCACTTTCCGGATCTGAAAAACATAGAAGATGAAACGCTGCGAGCAAAAGTTAACGACATTCTTCGGCGCCACCAGGAGATCCCTGAAACAGCCAAAAACGAGGCCATACAGAAGATACACTCTTTTACCGAAAAACTATCCAAGGACGGGTACAAAGTGTATCGTATGCACATTATCCTCGCCGATATGATGCGGGATATTCGCAACAGCCTGACGTATGATGGCAAACTTCCGTTCGGGTTTAAAACAACTGAAGAGGTTGGAAATGCTTATGGCAAGTTTCAGGAAACAGCAAAGCGACATCCTGAAATTGCGGAGGCATTAAAAAAACGATCAGATACTATCAATGATATTAAGCGGCGGCTGGTAAAAGCCAAACTGTTAAAAAAGGAAGTATTAAAAGATGATGATTATTTCCATCATCAGGTCATTCAGTATTGGGAAAAGAAATATGGAATGGCAACGGGTTCAAGAGACGTAAGGACCCACTGGCGGCCATGGATGGCTGCAAGAAAGGGCTCGCCATTAGATTATAACACAGACTATATCGAGGCTGAATATACAGCCATATCGCAACAGTTGGCGCAAATAAAGGTTGTTGAAACGCTGAAAAGGCTGAAGAAGGAAGCGGATATATATGTAAGTTTAAAAAGGAAAGCCAAAGACAAAAACATCGACAACCTCTGGAAGCTTCTACGAAAAAAAGGCCAGATTGAAATAAACGAAAAAACAGGGGAAGAAATAGACCCTTTGTCTCCGTGGAAACAGAAAATCGTAATGGCAAATGTAAACCTTGCGAAGATGGCTTCAGACGGGGAGCTTGAATATGACAGCGAGTGGCAGGAAATCGTTGATGCCCTGGCAGATTCTTATGATGCATGGAAAGCTAACAAGGATGATATCCCAAACTATCCGAGACCCGGTGTTAATGATGCGCGATGGTTCCACTTTCTTTCATACCTGCTCAACACAAAAAAGCCTGGGGCAAACTGGGCTGCCACAGTATATAAGGCGATCAGAAACCGCAACAAATATATAGAAAAAACCCTTGGAGATAAATTCTTAACATACGACAAGCTTATCCCGAAGGGTTACGTTGATTGGAAGCCGGACCCGAACAAAGGTTGGTTCTGGGCTAATGTGGTAACCGACAAAATACTTGAGAAAATGCAAAGAGGGGAGATTGACCCCAATGATGTAGAGGCCCGGCAGTTACTTGCAAAAGGCCGTGATCTTATCTGGATAATACCGGAGGGACTGGCCAGCACAATGGACAATTTCAGTGGCCAAGTTGAACCTGCCTGGGTTGGAAGGCTTGCTGATATTACAATGAGAAGATGGAAGCAATACATTCTTCTCAATCCTTATTCAGTTATACGATACAATCTGAACAATACTTCAGGCGATCTGGATGCTTGCCTGGCATACGCTCCCGAAATAGCCACGAAGTATGCTTATAAAGCCTTTAAGGATTTAAGGAAATGGCACAGACGAAAAAAGCTGGACCCGGCAATTCAAAAAGAAATAGACGAAGCACATGCGATGGGAGCTATTCAATCCGGTTTTTCGATGCAAGAAGTAGATGATGTTAGAGAAGTGTTGTCGATGGATAAGTCTGTGCGGGACATCATTCTTGACGGAAACCCTAATTGGTTCACAAAGGCTGAATGGTACGGGATAAAAAAAGCCAGTACAAAGTATTGGGCATTTGTAAGAAGGATAACGGCCATGCGTGAAAACACTCTCCGCCTCGCTGCCTATCGGTTTTTTATGGATAATCAGGATAAGCGATTGTACGGGGCCTCAAATCCGACCGAGGTTGATGCAATCTCAGATCCCAAAGAAAAATCTGCAAAGCTGGCCAGAGAGTTGCTTGGTGATTATGGAAATATATCTAAAAGCGGTGAGTATATACGAAAACGGCTAATGCCTTTTTATTCATGGCTCGAAATCAACGCTCCTCGATACGTTTACATGATGAGAAACACTAAGTACGAAAACAGGGATGTTGATTCGATTAAAAAACGAGCTACTGCCGTTGCGGGCAAAAAGCTTATTCTGGCAAGCGGAAAAATGGCTTTGCGGGCATCTATGTTGATGGGCGCTGTTATGCTGTGGAACATGACTGTATTCCCGGATGAGGAAGATGAGCTTGGCGAAACCGGCAGACGGCAAATGCATATCATCCTTGGCAGGCGAGAGGATGGCTCAATTATAACTCTGCGATTCCAGGGTGCTTTGTCTGATGCCCTTTCTTTCTTTGGCCTGGAAGATTGGCCAGATGACATGAAGGATGTGTTGCGTGGCAAACAAACAGTTTTGGACAAATTAAAAGAGGTTCCCTTGGCTCTGTTAAACAGGGGAGTGCAGGCAATACGTCCAGAGCCCAAAATGCTTGGAGAAATGATCAGTGGAAAAAGTTTTTATCCTGACATCCTCCGGCCATTGCCTATCAGGGATAGATTAGAACATGCTTTGAGAACATTCAAGCTGGACAAAATATATCGGGCAGCTTTAGAGCGGCCAGGCAGGGGCAAAACCCCTGGAGCGCCACAAGCAGTACAGATAGCTGAACATTTTGTTAACGACCTGAAATCTCTTTTTACATACGAGTCCGACCCAGGCTTGTTAGCTTACTATGACACCCGTCAACTGGTCTTTGAGTGGCTGGCAAAACAGGGTGATGAAAAACGGTTTGGCGGCAGGCCCACAAAAAAAGGAAATGCGTTTTATTATTATAAGCAGGCAATGAAGTACGGCGATCTGGACGCTGCTGAGAGATACCTTAAAAAGTATTATGAGCTGGGAGGAACGCCAAGATCGAAATTGCAGTCAATTAAATTTGCCCATCCGCTTTCCAGTATTTCAAAAATGAAGCGGATTGCATTTCGACAATCATTAACACCGGCACAGGACACTAAATTCAAGCGGGCTTTGGATTGGTATAACAAAACTTATAGGTAGGGGGATTTATTATGTACACAAAATTTGACCTTCAAATTTGTTGACACAATAATAGCATAGCATAAGGAGACAACATGAACGGTTATCCAAAACGTGTAGCAACCAGGCAGGATTGTATCAACCTGCTTGCAGACGATGAATTTAAGGACTATGTGCTGGCTGATCTGAAAGCAATCTACAACATGAACGACGCAAAGGCAATAAGGGCCACGGCTCTGATTGATCCTGACGATCCCGAAAGCGGATACAACACAGAGATCATCGATAATCCCATGCCGATGTGGAAACAGAAGGGGTTTGCGAGTAGGCAGGAAGTGGCGGATTTGATTACGAAAAACGGAGGGACAATCTAATGGCGAATCGAAATTTGCCTGTTTTTCTTGACATAAGTAAAATCAAAAATCTCTATGCACAAGGATTCGGCTCGCCTTTCATCGCACGTGTTTTTCAGTGTTCGTCTAATACTATATACAGGTTTCTCAAAAAGCATAAAATTCTTATACGACCCCAAAAAATAGCAGCCGCAAATTTGAGAAATAGAGGGGTAAAACCAAAAACTTTCGATAACAAGACAGAAAAAGAAATATCAGAAAAATATCAGAAATACGGGGTTAACGCAAGTTCTTTAAGTAAGGAATATGGTTGCCACAAAGTGGTGGTTTTAAGAGCATTAAAAAGGCAAAGAGTTTTCACGAAACTACGAAAAGAACTTCTTGGTGATAGGTTTAAGAAAGAAAACAACCCGAATTATGGTAATCACTTAGCTATTGCAGGTAAAAAGAACTGTCATTGGATAGAAGATAGGAGCAAATTGAAAGCTAAGTTACACGATGCGATAAGATGCAGTTTTGAATACAAATTGTGGAGGAAGAGAATTTTTGAAAGGGATAACTATAAATGTAAAATTTGTGACACGGGTGGATATTTAGAAGTACACCATATAATCCCTCTCCGAAACATAATAATGGAAAACAATATACAAGATTACGACGATGCAGTCCAATGCAAAGATTTATGGAATATAAATAATGGAATAACCTTATGCCGCCCATGCCATGATAAGACAAAGGGGCATGAAACAGAATATGAACAGGTTTTTAAGGAGGCAATAAATTATGAGTAAAGTAACAAAAGATATGTCAGACAATATAAAAGCAGCAGCAATTTTGGCTTCTTTTCCCTTGAATAAACTGGACAGGATTGTTGAGTGGGCATCAGTGACTACTGTAACGATAAAAGGTTCTAATCTAATTCCGTTAAGAATTGGTGATCATTGGTTCTTTCTTTCATCGGACACTGATGCTTCAACTGCGACCGACATGGACACCGGCACAATCAGCAACGGCAAAGACTACTATGTATATGCCTGTGATGACTCCGGCTCTCTTGTTTTTAAAATCAGCCTTGCGTCAACATATCCGACCGGTTTCACAGCCGCAACGAGCCGTAAAATAGGCGGGTTCCATACGCTGTGCACGAATGTCGGCACAATCGCAGGGCACACGCTGACAGGTTATACGGCAAATAGCATATTACCACAGTCAGTCTGGGATCTCAAACATAGACCGATTTCCGACCCGGAAGGCATGGTCTGGTCTGACGAGGCTCAAATATGGGTAGACATCTATCTTGCCAGTGGCACAGGCGGCTCTACTGTCAGCGTTAACGGCGGAACAATATCAGATACCCGTAATTGGATGGATTTTGTTGATGATTTCGGAGCAGTTAAAAAACAGCTTCTTGATGATCCTGAATTCCAGTTGATTGCAGCAGGCAGCAACGAAGAAACCAACATCACCGGTTCTGCCGACCCCGTAACAACCGGCGGCCATGTTGATACAGCATCACGCAGGATGATCAGCAACATCGGCTGTGAAGATTGCTGTGGAGCGTTGTATCAGTGGCTGAGAGATCAATTCTACCGACTCGATGGAGCTGACCTTGCTGCCGCTGAAACATGGGCATGGAAAGATCAAACAGGCGGCAAAGGTGAGCTATATACACAGGGCACTTATGGAGATGTGAAGCTGCTCGCGGGCGGTGATTGGGGTCATGCGGCGGATTGCGGGTCACGGTGTCGTACTGCGAATTACTGTCGCTGGGATACGGATGCGCATATCGGCGGGCGCGGGCGGAGCCGAAAATTGTAGGACATAACACGGGCTGGTAAGTTATGAAGTGTTTGCTGATCGCAGGCGGTAATTGGAGTAATGCGGCGAATTGCAGGTCACAGTGTCGTAATGCGAATAACTATCGCTGGAATACGAATACGAATATCGGCAGGCGCAGGCGGATACAGGAATATTTATAAAACTCCTGGCTGAACTTATTGGCCTTCCTTAACGGGAAAATACAAGACGGAGAACGGGCAGAGTTAGTAGGGCAACCGAAAGTTCTGCCCGTACACACAAAAAAATGAGAAGACACGGCAATTTATTTAAGAAAATAGTTACACCCGAAAATATTTATTTGGCGTATCGCAAGGCCAGAAAAGGTAAACGCTGGCAAAGAAAGGTGCAGGCGTTTGAGAAATACGGCCATGAAATACCTTTTATGACAACGGTGAAGAAAATAGACAGGTATTACACTTTTTCATAATTCAGGAGAGCTGATAACATCATGGATGAAAAAACATTAAAAAAAGTTGTAGGCGAGGTGATGGACGATAAATTTTCCAGCTTTTATCTTGAGCCTGAGAAACATTATCAGGAACATCTCTGGCTGTCAGGGTTGATGGAGTGGAGCGAAAAAACCAAATCGGCAATTTTGAAAACTATTATAGGCATCATAGTTGCCGGTGCGATCGGCATGATGATTTTGGGGTTTTCAATGTTTTACAAGGGACCGGGCAATTAAAGGAACAATTCAAGTGACGGTGGTAAATTTATACAGATATGCTTCATCAGGCCAAGGCACTAAAGGTATTGCAATCACAAGCATTGAAAGCTTTGAGTTTTTCTGTGTACTCGAATTGCCGTGGCGAAATAACGAACCTGATTTTTCATGCATTCCTGATGGTGAATATCTGTGCAAATTCAGAAAATCAAAAAGATTCGGGGAGCATTACCATCTCCAAAATATCAAAGGTCGGACATGGGTTTTGACGCATTCTGGAAATTTTGCAGGTGATACTAAGCGCGGATGGAAAACGCATTCACACGGTTGCCTTTTGCCTGGTAGCCGGTTTGGGAAACTAAAGCTCAATGCCTATAAATATCAAGACGCTGTTTTGAGTTCAAGGCCAACGCTTCGAAGATTAATAACGGCTATGGCTAAAAAGGATTTTATTTTAAGAATTGTCACAATAGGGGATATGGGGGTTTAATTATGGTTGACACATTATTAGGATTTTTAACAGGCGGTGGCAGCAGCATGATAGGCGGACTTATCACTTCGATCGGCGGCGGTATAATCGGCCTGCTGGGCGCGAAAGGACGCCAGAAGCATGATCTGGCAATGAGAAAGGTGGATGTTGAAGAAAAAGCAGGTGAGTATAAAGACCGGAACTATGAGCGTGCACACGAACTTTCCATGATTGATCATGAGGCGAAACATGCCAGCGAAATTGCATTAATCCGGAAAGAGGAAAGAGAAGAGGCTGGCTCGATAAATCTGATGTTGGAGTCATTCAAAAACGATGCGGCTAAGTATTCAAAAGCATGGGCAAAGAAAGTGTCCTCTGGCTGGGGGAACATAATCGGTGTAATGCTTGGCTTTGTCGATGTGCTTCGTGGAAGTGTCAGGCCGGTTATCACATATACATGCGGTTATCTACTTTTGGATCTCTGGTGGACAGTAAAATCAGATTTAATGGTTAAGATTGCGGCTGATGCGACTTTCTGCAATTATTTTATTATGACTGTTGTCGATATGATCTTATTTATTATCTCAATGTCAATCGGGTGGTGGTTCGGGTCGCGTCCAAGTAAGCCGCCGAGAACTGGTGAAGTCAAGCCGCTGACGGCACTACTAAAGCAGAATTAAAAGTTCTGAACATCAAAATACTACTATTGCGATCCGGTACCTCCGGGAAGGTACAATATATTGTGGCCAATCCCTGATCAGGGCATACCCTATATTGTGTTTTGGGTGTTTTTATTTTTCAACATTTCCCTACCGACTATTTACCGACTATTTTCAAAAAATGAATATGTTGAAATCATTGGAAATCATAGACCTAAACTGGTGGAGGCGGCGGGAGTCGAACCCTACGCCAAATAAAAATATTAGTAATGATAATAGGTAGATATAAGGGGGTTTAAAAAGTCGGGAAATGATAAGGCTACAACATATTGTTTTTATAAGGATATATTTTAATCGGTAAACAGTCGGTAACTTTTTCCATCCCTTCCAGCAGCTGGTTATATGCCTAAATAGTTACAACGCCATTGAACTCATCATCATTATCATCATCTATTAATAGTACCGCATACTTAGGTGATTCAAACGGTGCAGACTTAAATGCGGCTATAAGTTTTTTAATGGCTTCTTCGCCAATACACCTAACACAAGTGCCGTATGCTTCAAAAGACAACACTTTCGGACCTCCAGACGAAGCACCATCTGTGACTTGCTTAAAATCAAGCCCTGTATTTTTATTTATAAACTCTATCGCCTCTTCATCAAAAAAAGTTGTAATCATAATATCTGTTGTGTTAGCCATGATATCTCCTTGCATATAACGATTTAGCTCGCATGCCAAAAATGGCAGTTTGTTTTTGGTCATTTGTGCAACAGCTGGTTATGGATTCCCATACAACATGTCAGGGGTCAAAATACGCCCGTTTAACTCTGCCACTTGCCCATATACGATTAGGGCTACAATGTAGGCGGGAACAGTAACCCTCTTAGCAACAAACCCACGAGATTCTTTTATTCTGTGAATTAAATAGTACATGGCTATAACCAGTCTATAGCTTGCGTTAATTCAATGATATTGACTATTTTACCTTTTTTTTCTCAAACTCAACCACATTATGCCTCGCCTCAAGAGCCTGTGTTATAGTTGTGCCACTTCGTTCAGCATATACCTGTGTCATAGATATATTGCTATGCCCTAAAATCTGCCTGACAGTATCCATATCATATCCAAGATCAAGTAACTGGCAACCAAGACTATGACGCATGGCGTTATATAGTTTGCAGTGTATTCCTGTTACTTTTTCAGCTTTATGCCATATCTCATTCAGGTTTTTATTTGTATAAGGTTTGCCGTCTTTCCGGACAAAAACAAACGGGCTTAAATGAGGAGGGATGCTTGCAAGGGCTTCTCTTGTTGTTTTGGTTAATTCGTATCTTCGTGTTATTTCAAACCCGGCTTTCGTGCCTTCCAAAAGCTCATTGTCCGAAAATCTTTGCATGATTTCAATATGGTTTTCAGTTATAGCTGTCTTAGGGATAGCCCGTACTTCGCCTACCCTCAGGCCGTATTCCATGCCAATAATAAATATAGGCTTGTGGATATCCAGAATAGCATTTAAGAGTTTTTCCTGCTGCTCGTAGGTTAAGTATGCGATCTTGGTTTTAGGCTTTGACAGCTTCGGAAAAGGAGGCACTGAAAGTATGTCTTCGTCCCTGTATGCGTCTCTGAAAAGAGTTCTAAGAGCTGATACTGTATTGTAGATTCCTTTCTGTTTCAGTGGTAGGGATTCTTTGAACTGCCGGATATGTTTTGCTCTAATATAGCGCAGGTCTGTATCGCCCATAAATGGGATAACATACTTTTCAACGGCTGTCTTATATCCTGTAAGGGTTTTTTTTGTAACGTGTTTAGCTTTATCTTTGAGCCAGTCCCGCGCGTAATTACGTATAAGCATGGGGCTGTCAGGCCGCCAAAATTTGGGGTTGAATATACCCCTGTCAACTTGGTCCCGGGCAAGGTTTAGCTGTTTAATTACTGACTGTCTGGCAAAATAAGGCTCTTTTGTTTCAGGGTTTCGCCATATTCTATATGGCTTGCCGTCCCAATAGATTTGAAAAAACCACCGCTTGGAGTTTTTATCGTAATGATAAGATCCTCCCATATAATCGCCTCCCATCATATGTCTTATTTGAGAGGTCTTATTATATGTGATGATTGAATTCAACATTTTATTTTTTGTTGTCGCTATGGGTTAATTTTTCGGCTTAAGCGTCACCTTGCCATTTTTCCGCACTCTGGCAACCTTGTAGAGCCGACCGCCAACATGCAGAGTCATGCC